TCCGTCCTTTATCTTGTAAACGTTCGGTGTGAGTTTCATTTGCTATTCCAAGTTGTAATCAGAAGTCATTTCTATTCTTCCATCAGGACCAAGTTTTTCACCAGGAGGTAGTAGATTCGGGTCAGCAGCGGGGTAAATAACATCCATGTCAACGTGCATCCTTTCTAACAACGCTTCGATACTTGGCACAAACTCATCTTGATATTCGAGAGATAACAGAATCTTTGCTGATGCCTTATTTGTTTCACCTGCTTTTTCGTAGCCATAAGCAGTATCAATTTCAGGTGTTTTGCTAAACTGAGATACCCAATCAGAATTAGTCATCAAAGTAGTTTCAATCAGTAATACTACGTCATCCAATAAATTGAAATAAGTATTAGGATTTGTAATCGTTATGAAGATTTCAACTTGCTCATTTACGTCATGTGTTCCACCAGTATCAAAATTACTTCTTTTCTTTGATAAAGTTTGAACACTAACGCCCGCTTTAAGCATTGGTTCTTGAAATGCATCAACACGACATTGAAATACTGAATAAGGTAAGGCACTTACTAAATTGTAGATTTCCTGTCTTTTACTAATTATCATTCCTTAATTATCCCGATAGTAGTAATACCGACAGTATCATGTGTTAATTCCCTTACTTTATAACTAATGTTATCAACAAGGATTGGATTAGTTTGGTCGAGTGAAGTTACATCATTTGTTCGACAAACTAAATTAGTATCCATTGCAATAACATTTAGCATTTCATCAAAAACCTTCTGACCTCTATTAAATATCGCCTTGAATTCGAATTGGTCACCTGTTTCAGCGAAAGCAATTACTGGAACACCAAAGGGTTCCAGTAATCCTAATAAGTCAGCTTCAGAAAATATCATTAACTTCTAGACTCAGTGGCTGAAATTAAATGGTGATTACGTCTTTGATTGCGGCGAAGGCCTCAGGACGCTTGAGCAAATAATCCCACCAACTGTAAGAACGGATGAAGACAAGGCTATTGTCAGCGCCCGTAATGTCATCCACTTTTACGACTAGGTTATTCCACTGGCCTACAAAGAACTCACTGAAATCGCCAGCAATAATTGGAGATAAACCTGTGCCGGTTCCTTTGGTCAAAGTAGCAGGAACGTTGTTTGATACCGCAACTGGTTTGCCTAGCAATGAATCAGAAGTAACACCTAATGGGATGATATATCCGCTGTTGGTATTAGCAGAATCATTCAATGTGTTACCAAGAGTAAGCATGGTTCCACGATTGGTAAGCCATCTTAAACCTGCATCAGAGATATTCGCGTCTGAAAGGATTTTTTGAAGTTTTAGCAAGTTGGTACGACTTGGAGCAGCACCATTAGTACCACCAGCTACAACTTGCCCACCAGTGATAGCTGCTAACAATGAAGTTAATTCCCCAGCAACTTGAGTAGGAGCAAGTAACATTTGGTCAAGTTTCAATGCAATTGCTTCAAAGATTTGTTTGTAGATAATAGATTCGGTTGAAGGAGTGGTTTGAAACTGTGCCATCAAAGATAGCGCAGATTTAGTAACCATTTGTTTTGGTGAAGCATTTTTGGTTGTAGTCGTAACACTTTCTGCATCACCTAGTGATTCGGTTTCGCCAACCATACGTGCAGTCGATTTGCTGGTAACCACTGGGAATAATTGATTATCTTTCAAACCAGTTTCGCGATGTACCGGTAATTGACCTAGAGCTGTTTTAGCCCAAAGCACATCAATCAAGTCTTGAGGGCGGTAATTGGTATCAACCAAGTTACCTACCGAACCCGCGGTGCCTACAGTTGAAATTGAATCAGCACGTGTGTTCAAATCAATAGTGAAGGTTCTTTTGTTCCATGATTGGCCTGTTCCACGAACCCCTTCTTGAGACATTTCTTTTTCATAACCGGCTTTACTCCAGTCTTCCGAGACTGCTGCTTCTAACGCGCGAGCTACGTTGAATACGTCTTTTTCACGAGTGTGAACAGCTGGTGCGCTATTTCTAACTGCATCCTGAGGTTGCTTGTTGATTTCGATATCAGCTGAACGTTTTTCAACTTCAGTTAAGATATCAGAACGAATTTCGTCGAAAGATTTTTCAGAAGCAATAAACTCGGCAGCACGAGCTGACATATTCCACTTGCCACATAAATCGTTGATACTTACAGCACGTTGAGTTGCTTCTTTGATAGCTAATGCTCGAACTTCTGCTTCATTTACTTGTTTTGATTCTTGGATTTCCATTGATTTTTCTTCCTTACTTGGGTTAGATATTGGTTCGATTGAACGGTTAAGGCCAACTGACGTGTCGGCAGGTACGCTTACTGATGAAATTTCGTAAGGCATAAACTTGTAACGAAACGCCTTGATTCCATCTATGTGGCCAATTAGTGTTTCGTCCCATCGTGAGTAACCAACGCTAACGTTTGGTCTAACTCCAGACTTTATGTCGTTGATAATCCCTCGTTTCTCTTCGTCAGCAGAAAATTTGATTAATGCCTTTCCTTTTGTGCCTTCAATCCATCCGCGAAGTACGGTTCCAATATGTGCTTCTGGGTCAGATGTGTTGTGCTCTAAAATGAATGGAACTGCATGTTGGTCAATGCGGCTAAAATCAGCATCATTTGGGTCGTGAGATAATATTTCCCAAGAAGTACTCCTTAGATATGGAGTTTCACTTGAGAAAGATATTACGATAGTGTTTTCATCGGGGTTATAGCTATCATTTTCAAACTCTGCAGACCGAGAAAATGATTCTCTGTCTTGCATGATTATTTTCTTCCTTTAATATTTCATTTACAAAATCTATTTATAGTTTTTGAAAATAGCTAATTCAAGCTATTCTATTTGGATTCTTAGGGCATTTTTCACCATGCCAACGCTTATACATTCCTGGGCTAAATTCTTCCCCACAATACTCACATTTTATTCTTGGTCGGTTCTTTTGTGTTTCACTTGCTTTCAATCTTTCGTTTTGGTCTTCATAGCGTTTTGCTTGTGATTCTCGCAATTTCTTTGATTTCGTCCCATTATTATTGGCTTCATCTTGTTTTTTAATATATTCGGGGTTCTCCCACCTTTCTTGAGCAGCTAATCTTGGGCATCCACTTTTCAATCCATTTACCGCAATTATTGCCCCTTTTTCATTCGGCATTGCTTCTTTCAAAAAGTTATGTGCTTCAACATGAACTTCATGAAGTAAATGCACTACATTCCAAGGTGAGTTGTCATATTTTCCACCGGTCAAAAACTTCGACTTAATATGATGTCGAGTAGTAAGTCCAAATTCGTCTTTCTTATCATTGAAATGCTTTATGCATAATCCAATGTAATTGCTAAATGCTTGTCCGTGTTTTTCGAAGACAAACGGGTTTTGATAAATAGATACAGTCATGATTTACTCCGGTTTAGTAAGTTGTGGTTAGAAGGAAATACTCACGTCAATGGGTATTTCCTTTGTCTATTTTATATTGTTATGTTGTAGATTGATTGCTTTCAGCTTGAGTTAGCGCTTCAAGTTTTAATATGTCAATGAGCGCTGGTAACTCGACGTCCAATGATTCCATCTTTTTGTTTTCAGAAGCAATTTGGGTAATTGTCTCGCTCCAATCCAACCCAAGAAACTCACTCGATAATTGAGTCAAACTAGCTAAACCAAGTTGATATAACATTGTGCAACTTTTTGCTGTCTCAACCAGATTTACGCTTCTAAATCCTTTAGGTGTCCAACGCGGAGATAAACATTTATCATATTTTGTTGATGGGATAGCTAATCGCCCAGTGCTGACTTGATATTTCAACCAATCTTCATATACTCGATTTAGAAAGTGGTCACAAAACCAACTTTGTTTATTTTGAAAAGTCGTAATGTCCTCTTGAAAAGCGTATTTAGCCGAACTGAAGTTAATAGATTCCAAATCATTAGCGAGTGATGCATAGCTTAAACATAACCCAGAACTTACCGCTTTCAATTGTGCTTTTATGAAATCGGGCATTGCGCTGTTAGGCGTGTTGAAGTCAATTACTTGTGGTGTTACGCCTTGAGGTAAAATATCCACACCGCCGGGTTCAAGTTTTTGACTGATTCTGCCCGAAGCGTCGATATCTTCTTGGCTCATTCCTTCAACAGCGGGTTGTAAGGTGAAGAATAATTGTTTTAGCGAAGCGATACGTGCTTGTTCTAGTTCTGAAATTCGATAACTATTCAAATGATGAATTGGCAGAACAGCAGAAACTATCCAACTAAATCCGCGTGCTTGTCCCACATAGTGCTTTTCGAAAATATGATAGCAATCGTCAGCGGGAACTCGAATTGAGGGCTGCTTGTAATTCTGAGTAAAAGAATTGACGGTTTGATTACTCATTTCGTCACTAATCCAATACGCTTTGGGCTTAAGATATCTGTCATATTCAATTGATTGAAAGATAACGTTACCGTTGTCCGCATAGCCTGAGAATGAATGAGACAGTAATTCAATTGGAATCAAATCAAGTTGAAATCCAAACTTGCCGAATTGAGAACCATATCTTTTGATAGCAAAGAATTCACCATCTCGCGCAACGCTTTCGATTATGAGTTTCTGTAGTTCAACAAGCGACATAGTTCCGCAAGTAGTTGGAACGCCGTATTTTCCGAATTCCCACCACGCGTCCTGAACTAAAGTATTTAGTTTCTCATCTAAAGTTCCATCTTGCTTACGTGCTTGGCAATGTAAATCAATCCCAGCATTTCCAATTATTTGGTTTCTATAAAGACTTAATGCTTTCGTTACATGAGGGTCGTTTTGCGCTAACGCTCGACATCTGGCGCGAATGGTTGAAATGCTGCTATTGATATCAAAGTTGATATTACGTGTTTCATTCAAATCTTCGAGACGACCGAAACGACCTGCATCAAATGAACGAGCAAAATTCTTATACTTCTGAGATAAAGTTTTTTTGGCCATAATTTACTACCTAACGAATGAATATAAGAATTTGCGAGGTGCCCTGTTCGTCTGAGCTATTACCTTCGCTTTATAATGGTCACGAAGTGCAACTAACTCGGTCATTGACATGCGTTGAAGTTTCTTTTGGTCAATCTCGGACATCAAATGGTCTAGTTGCCCTTGAGTTGCTCGCTTTTCAATAAATGCTTCAATAGCGTCAAGCATAATTTCTTCATGCGAACGCATATCAATATTGCCAATCAAAATCGGGTCTTCGAGAACTTCCAAAGATTTACTATAAAGCGTTACTCGTTCAATTCCTTTAGTAACAAAGAAGATTGCTTTATAAGTTCCAGGTGTGAGTGTTGAAGATACTGACGTTGGAATATCAATGATGTAATCACTTAATAAAGACGCCGCTATAATATCTACTGAAGATAATCCTCGAATAGCTAAATTAAGAGTATAGCCAGCAGTTGGAGGGTATTCTTCGATTGGCGTGGTAAAGGTAAATGAATCACCTTGAGTAATTGTAGAGGGGAAATTCGTTAGCATATAATCCTTTAGTTAGTTTTCAGGTTCCCCCAATTTGAATACTTGCTTGCCTTGGGGATAACATTAAAACTATTTATAGGATTTTGAATTGGCTCGGATTTGACCTCTTTTTCGATAATTATTGGTTCTTTTACTTGTAATAACTGCTTTCTGATGTTATATTCCGCATTCTTTTTCGCTACAGGTCGAATAATCTCGAAGGCAGCCATTGCATATACTCTGCAGTCAAGCGCTTCGTTTGGGTCATTCTTGCTTTTCTTTTCATAATGCCAAAACCTTTGACCTCGTTTATCAACTGTTGAGGTTCGAGTTTCACTTTGACATAGTTGAACAAAGTAATCTTGACCTCTGTCAATTGGGAAATATGAATATCCTGCTTTGCTTGTGTCAGTGAGTTGGAGATTGTTATATAGTTGCTCTTTGAAGATATCTACCGCAACTCGATAGAAAGTAGCGCCATAAGGTGACTTACTCAAAGTAATCATTGCCTTTGGACCAGCAATACCTTTACTTGCATATATCTTTTCTTTCTTTGACAAATCGCAAAACTTATAAACATTCTTCGTTTGATAACCTGAGTCAATTAGAGTTACTGATACGTCTAGTTGAATCCCATCTTGTCGAATATATTTGCGTGTTAATAGTTCATCCTTAAATTGTGCAAAAGTATCAAGGTCACGAGTATCTCCGGGCACAACGCCATAATATATTGAATAAGTTTGTCCTTCTGAAGTGTGTCCCAACACTTCATATTCAACCCTATCATTTTGCACGTCGCATCCACAGGTTAGAATAATTACGTCATTAGGAATTGATAGGTGGTCATATTCTATTCCGCGTGAGCTGATACTAATATCTCCAACTTCTTGACCTTGATATTTATACTCAAGCCCTAAACATGTATTCCAGAAAGGCTGTAATTTTGCAGGTTCGTTATCGCAGGCAATAAATTCATGAACAACATTCTTCAACTTAATCCACGGACTTACTAGAATATTAGTATGGAAACCTTTATTTCGATGTCCGGGATTTCGGGCTATATACTTGCCATTTGAACTTGCGACTAATCTTTCATTGTCATTATGAAGACCTCCACAACTAGGACAAACTATCATGGCATCTTCGGGTTCGTTCCAAGTTACATGTTTCCATTCGGGATAGAATAATTCTTTACAATGAATGCATTCAATGTGGTAGTAACATTGGTCAGTATCAAGAAATAATTCAGATATTTTTGAAGCGCCTTCAACTGTTGGGGTTGATACTGCGATGAACTTACTATCATGGAAGTTTTGAGAACGACGACGAACGATTTGAACTGGGTCGCCTTCGGTTTTTGCAGAAAAGGGGAAACGACATACTTCATCAAGTAGAGTAATTGCAATTGGCCGACCAGCAAGCGCGGTCGGACTATTACTTCCAGCGCTTGCGACGAAGCCACCAGGGAATGCCTTATACAAAATAGTATTAGCCGAATCTCCATAAGAATCTGATTTGAATAACTCTGTGATAGCAGGCGTGTCTCTAATCATAGGAGCTATACGTTCCTTATTGAAACTAACAGCTGCTGCCTCGGTAGGTTGTAAAAGCAAAATTGGTTTCGGGTCATAGTGAGCATAAAAACCAATAGTGTTTAGTAATAACTCGGTCTTACCCAACTGTGAGCTGATTTTAAGAATGACTACTTCAACGCCATCAGTTGTTATCGCCTCCATAGGTTCACGCATGTATGGAACCCTGGACGTATACCAGCGTCCAGGTTCAGCGGCTGATTCCCTGCTTAGTCGGCGGTAAGTATCGCTCCACTCAACTAACGAAATCTTCGGTCTAGGTTTTAGATTCTTTTGTGCTACGTCTCTTAGTATTTGTTCTGTTCTTGTCATTCAATTTTATGTTTCTTCTTATATCTAGTTGATTCGGGATTTTCAATACAGGCTGCGATATGACGTTTGATATTACATGGGCTAATCATACGTTTGCAGTGAGGA